TTGGCAACCTTCACTGGTATCCGGGAAAAAGGGCAGGATTTCGATATTGACCGTGCCATTGTTATTGAAGCGGGGTTAGCTCCTGAAAACCCAATAACACCCAAGCTTGCAGTTCTGGAAGTGCTGGAAGAACGGGGTTTTAAAAATGCCAAAATCAAAAAACCTTGTGTAACTGCTGATTACAAGGCTGATGACCTTCATATCGATATCCCAGTTTACCGCAAGTACGATAATGGACAGTACGAATTAGCCGTTGGCAAGAGACATTCAGATGAGGAGAATCGTGAGTGGTCTAGAGCCTCACCGCGTGAGCTCATCGATTGGGTCAATGATTATGATTCTGATGAAACATATGGCTCGAATAAGCATGACCAGTACCGGCGTATTGTCAGATACCTCAAGCGCTGGAGAAACTTCACTTTTGGCGATGATGTACGTCGCAAAATTTACTCCATCGGCATTGCGGTAATGGTTAAGGAGTCCTTCAACTCTTCGATTAACGATGAAGGTTTTCCTGATGATCTCACTGCGCTGAGAGAAACCATTAATCACATTCTCAACTATCGTAGTTATTTCACTCTCGTTGAGTTGGACAAATACAGGGTCAACGTTGCGCTTCCAGTAAGCCCTAACAGGGATATTTTCCACGGCAGTAGTGTTGCGACAGGTACCCAGTTTCGTAACAAGCTTAGCGCTCTTTTGAAAACCTTGAATAAGGTTGCTGATGAAGAGCAAGAGTCTAAGCAGTGTGAGTTGCTACGAAGTGTATTTGGTGAAGACTTTCCTGAATGCGCAGCGACTTCATCTGCTTCGTCAAATGCTGTCAAAACCGTTTTTGCTTCTTCCGGAGTAGTGGGGACATCGCAAGGCGCATGAATTATTCAGTCATTCTGAATCATTTGAACGAATGCGGATACAAGGTATCCGCAATTCCATCGAAGACGGAAGAAATCGGATGCTTAACCGTCGAGCTGGAAATTAATGGTCTGCCAGTTACTCTTTGGCATTTCACTGTTGCTGAGCTCTCAAAAATGCCCAGCTTTTTCCTTGCCGACCCATCAGCACTGCCCAGACTCGCACATACCGCATTCAATCCTGGAAGTCTATTTGCAAGTATTTGTGTGAATGTACCTGATGCTGTTTCCGTGAATTTTGAACGGCCTGAGCTCGCTTTTGAAGAATCGCTCAAAAGACATGTTGCTTTGTTAACTCAGGCTTTGAGTGATAGCGAATGGAATACTCAGGAATTACTTCGGGAATTTGAAGCTGGGTGGCTGAGCATCGTCAAGCAAGACACCCCCCCGTTTCTTTGTTTAACCGAAAGCGAAACAGCAGAAGAGTTGTGCGTTCTTAAACCACGAAAAGGCCACTTAGGCTTGGGTCAATATTTTTTAGGATATTCAGAAGGTTCAGTTTCTAAAAATACTTTTTCACCAATTAATCAGGTTCTAAAGGATCGCAAGTCCTCAAATGGCATAGGATTCTTTGTGCCGTTAAGCGTGGCAAAACCAGCACCATGGAAAAAGGATGAACTTGCTGACTGGTATCTTGATCTGCTGTCAGAACTACCGGTGGATGTGCTAACCAAATTAACACAACAATTTGCTCAAAAGCGTTCGTATGAGTTTTGGTTAGTCTTTAGTGCTCGAACCCCTTCTGGAATCACATGGTTTGGAATTCATTTTTCCCAAAAGCACTCCGGCAAAGGTCGAAAAACGTTGCCCTTCAAACAGTCTCATCTAACTGAATGGTTACTTGAACCTGTCGAGGTATTAACTTTTAACAAAGAAAGACTTATGCCCAGGAGTGGAGCAGAACAATCCCTTCTTAACAAAAAAGTTATGATAGTGGGGTGTGGTTCTGTGGGAGGAGACGTTGCAGATAAACTCGCAGCTTCTGGTGTTGGCTGTTTAGATTTATATGATCCAGATACACTTTCCCTGAATAACCTATACCGCCATATTTTGCCTCCGATGTATGTATCATTCCATAAATCGCAAGCATTGTGGCACAGCCTCACCAGCAAATATCCGTGGCTGGAAATTAAAAGTTATACTAACAAGTTACTGGATTTAAGGCGTCGTGAATTACTGATGGAGTATGACCTTATCATCATAGCGATTGGATCACCTACTCAGGAGCGACTGTTTCACGACTACTTGAATAACGAAAAAATCAATGTTCCGGTGATTAATACATGGGTCGAAGGATATGGTATAGGTGGACACGCAGTTCTGGCAATTCCCGAAACAAAAGGTTGCTTACGGTGTGCATATGTCGACCCCGCTGATTTTTCAAGAGGGCTGGCTTCTAACCTGAATTTTTTGGCTCCGAATCAAGATTTAACTAAAAATCATGCCGGATGTGGCGATGCATTTCTGCCTTATACCTACATAGCCTCGACTCAAACCGCGCTCATTACTGCTGATCTCAGTATTAAATGCCTACTTGGTAAGATTAGGGAATCATCCAGAGTGAGCTGGAAAGGGAACTCTGAGGATGCGACAGTGAATGGATTCAAACTAAGCGGGAGGTACCATGCATTCATCCGGACATTAGAGGTGCTCCCTTTGCTTAATAATGCGTGTGATATCTGCAATGAATAATTTTGATGCGCTAACTGTGGAGACTGAACATTTCAGTCTCTATATCTCAAAGAAAGTACGTGATATCTGGCTGGAGTATAGGCAGATCAAACCGATGGCTCCGGAAGCTTTTGGAGTTGTTATTGGTAATAAAGACCTCGAGATTGAGCGTTACGGCTTAGTCGAAATTACAGTTCCGCAGAAAGGAGACCGTTGCTCAAGAATGAGTTTTACTCTCAAGGATCCCGAGCATCAGCGTATAGTCGATCGCTTATATAAGAGCTCCGAAGGTCAATTGATATATTTTGGCACATGGCATACGCATCCTGAAAAAAATCCTCATGCTTCATACACCGATATTATGGACTGGAATCAATGTAAATTACGTAATCCAGGGAAGAGGCTGTTTTTTTTAATTGTTGGGACAGAAAAAAACGCGCTTTACTATTTTGATAATGAAAATCTCCTGCGACAGGAATTCTGAGGACAACCATGGACAAAGCAACACTAATTTACCTTATTAAGATTATTTTTAGACCTAAAGATCAACTATCTAAACTTACACTTGGTTTGTTGGGCTTAGGAATGACAGGATTGGTTGGTGGTTTGACCTTTAACATTGCTTTCTCAGAAATTTTTATTAAAAAATATAGTGATGTTATTGATGGGGTAAGTTTAACTTACCAAAGATACTCTGACATTGCTCTGCTAGTTAGTCTTTTTTTTGTTGCTATCGGCTTTATTTTATGGTGTGTTTGCGTATTTCTTGCCCTGCGGGATTTGAGTAAGCGAGATATTGCCCTAATCCGTGCATATGGGTTTGAAAATATTGATCCGCAAGCCGCAGAGAGAAATCTCACTTTCAGAGAGAAAGCAAAAATTTTGCATGTGGACTTTAAAGCATTTGATTCAAGAGATAAAAATAACAACCTGATCAAAGCAAGTTTTATTCGGCAAACAATTAGAGAAAGAATACATCATACTGGTGCAACAACCGCTTATGTTGCTGCACTTGGCAGCGTGCCATATTTATATATGTTTGGTAGTTTTATGACGGATGGGCATTTGCCTCGAAAGTTGTTTGATTTTGACCGAGATAAAAATGCTTTCCATCCCCTTGATGCTCCTCCAACAAATGCAATTTTAATAAAATGCTACAATGGGGAAAAAATTACTGACAGCAAACGTGTACCATCAAATAACGGGCGAGTCATAGGTCTTGCAATTTCTTTTACGATGGAAATTTTAGAAAAAGATCTTCCTGCTGAATTTATTGGACACACTTTGCATGCTCAACTTAATACAGGATTCCGATTTGACAATCTTCCTGAAGAGGAGGAGCAAGAAAAAATAGTAAATAGCCTTAGTTACATTATCTCAGAATTAAAAAAACAGGCAAATGAAGTGCATCTTTTTGTTTCTGCTCAAGCATCAGTTGTCGTCCGGTTGGGTACTCTCTACCAGGAGGGCTTACACGGCGTAGTAACAATATGGCATTGGAACCCCGCCGCCAATAAATATGAATGGTCTTTAAGAGTTACAGGTCGAGATATTAGTTAACTGTCGTGAGAGATTATTGAATATCTATAATTTAATAAAGCCTGTGGAAATCCAGGCTTTCAAGTTTAAGATGTCATGCTATAGAATTAACGTGACCTGTTCTCCGCTGATTGACACACGGCATTGTTAGCAAGATCCATGGCGACTCAATTATGAACGTCCGCTGTTCGCTCAAAACCGACTGTCAGATAAGATTGTGTTCTATCCGCGCTAACTGTCAGATCTGGTCTGAACTGATACAATTTTGGCGGCTTTTCTATACCACGCTGTAACGCTCTCAGACGCCCGTCACGACACACAACCTCTTATCCCATCACCTGATTTAATTTCAAAAATCCAACACCGCCACGACGCGAAAAAACAATTATTTTTTTGAAAAGAATTCACTCTCTGCGCAATGCTATCCCCACCACGCCTGCCCGCTTCATGGGTCGCTTTTTATGCGGTTGCATAAAAGGGCTCAAGCAGCGCCTGTTCTAATGCGAGCAAGGGATTTTGAGGTGAGAAAACGCATGCAAAACCATGCACCTAACGGATGCATGGCCTTTGATGAAAATGGTGGGGTTTTCGGGGTTTTTACGTTTTACTGTCTGCCGTACCAGTCAGTTCTGTTTGCCTGCTACGAACTATACTGAAACGTTCGGCTATGCCATAAGGTTGTTAGGTCTGTAAATCGCGCTATTGAGAATGATTAAAGAAGAAGCGCAGAGCCCTTTAATCTGGAAATTCGCCGACTTCCGCTTCAAAAGTAGTAAAGTTAAAACTCGGTAACAGAATAGGATTGCAGCCCACACTAATCAAAAAGTTCGCTATAAAAGCCCTCAAAAAAGGAAAGGATATAGCAGGGGCATTCACAACCGGAAATCTGGATACCTTGAACTCTTCGTCAATCATTGAATCCGTACGAAAAACACTGTGAAACTCAACCCGCAAAGCTTTGTCTGATTCAGTGATGTAGTAAAAATCAAACATCACTGTAAACTCTTTACCTTCGTCATTGAAAATGGGCTTAAAGCGAAGGGCGAAGCCTGAGTCGATAGTTCGCCCCTCCGCATCAACCAGTAACAATCTATTAACAAAACTTTCTTTGAGTATCAGTTTCATTTTTATGCTGCTTGGTCCAGTTGAGAACTATCAGCCCAGAAATCCAAATCTGAACCAAACGTTCGTACATAGCTGCAAGTCAAATTTCTTGGCTCCAGAAAAACTGCCTTAACTTCGCTCTTTAGCTCATAACCAACTACTGTTGGCCCAACAGCAGCATACGAAGTCAATTTTTCATATAGAGACTCTGCTGTATGCCTACTTAACGCTTTGTCTAACAAAGCCATTCTTTCTTCAAAGGAAAGCATTTTTCCTCCTTAACCTCATTTTTGTGCAAACTCTTTCGGGGCAATGAAACACCTAAATGATATCTTACCCCTAGCACTTTCGAAAACACACATTTGTTGTCTGGTCAATGCTACTAAACGTTCCTTGCGCTCCTTGACAAAACGAACGACTACTTCACCTGCTGTTTTTGCTTTATCCTGAGCTTTGACAGCATGATAGGGGAAAACCCCCTTGAACTCAGCATCGTTCTCAAGTTCTCGAAAATAAGAAATAACTTGGTTTACGGTTATCTTAGTTGCATCTCCACCATGCAGTACCTTGGTGGCTCGGTCAACCATTTCTTCAAACTCAAAGATATGCCGCACGTTACCAACTAAGTCTAGCAGCTCATCACGAGAGTCGAACGTAACCTCAAACTCGCTAACAACAGTATCTCTACCACCATTCCAAGACATCGCATAGTGTGGGGAGTCAGTCCATAGATAATAACCTTGAGTTAACCATTGATTTTCACCTGGCCCACTCAAGAAAGGCACGCCATCGCGGATATCGTCATAGGAGCCTCGATTGAGGCAATTATGATATCCAATATGAACTACTTGCCTCATGTTCCTCTCTTCTCATGCAGTTCGCTTGTTCAAGAATGCGAATAGGTCTATGACCTGAAAATCATAGTCACAGATACTAAGTTAAACAGTAGGTTAGATCCATTAATTTTTCTACTTGTTTTTCACACTGATTTCACGCCTTCGTCGTCTCGGTGATTGCGCCCTCACGGCGTCCCTGAGCACCTTGACGACATCCGGGTCATCCCAGCTAACATCACCGCTCTCAATCAAATTCATCACCGCTGTGACGTACTCAGGCGGCGTAACAGTCAATACTGGCTCCGGTTCTCGACAAACCTCCCCACAGTTATTGACAGGACTCCGAGGCGCGCCAGAGGCGCTTTTTAAAGTCAAAGGCTCAACGTCAACGGCTTTACGGACAATACGCCATTCCGTTGTACGGGTTTCAAATACGTGGCCATGGCCAAGATGCGGCGCAAAGATGCCAACCACCTTTTGAACCTCTTCGTCATAGGCATTTGGCTCATCGGCTACCTTGCGAGCTACGCGCACGGTCTGAACGTCACGCGGCACGTTTGCCCCACCCTGACTGGCAATGTACGCCGCAAAGTCACCCGCAGACGCCGCAGCGCGAACCGCCTCAACACGTTCGTCAAAGCTCTCGGCCAGACTAATCCAGCGGAGGCAGTCGGCGCGGCACTCGCGATACGCGCCCATGGTAGGAACGCCAATAGATTTAAATTGAGGGATGCGCCACGTAGATGCCCAGGAGGTCACAGCAGCGGCCATATCTCGCAGCGGCTTACCGGTGTCGTGATCGATCTCACCGTCAAGCGCGTAGCCGTCGATATTCTTGGCAATGTATTTAGCGATATAGCCCGCAGCGCCGCCTTTATTCAGGTGCTTGCAGTCAAAGCGGTTTTTGGCTGCGCCACGCTCGTCGGCATCCTCTTTCATGGCATACCGGCGCATGATGTCGATAACCTGCTGGCGCTGCTTACGTTCGCAAAACAACATCATGTGCCAGTGCGGCGTACCGTCGTGATGCGGCTCAACAACGCGCATACCATAAACATTCAGGTCACGGTCTTTAAACGCGGTGCGAATCTTGCTCCAGATACCAACGAGGTAGCGCTGACCGTCTTTAGGGGAAAATGCCTCTAAATCCCAATTGTGGTTAAACTGAGCCTGGGGATTGTCTTTCTTACCGACGACGCGCGTCGGGTGGTATTTGGACGGCGTGGTAAGGGTGATAAACATGCCGACATGCCTCTCGCTGGCGGCATACTTTTCAATCCCCGCAATGGTGCTCATCAGCTCCATGCGTCGGATTTCAGGGTTAGAAATGCTCGCCATCACTTTATCAATCAGGTCGAAGCGCTCGCCGGTCTCGACGTTCTCCAGGTCGCACCCTTTCAGGTATTCCATATTGGCCAGTCGCCGCGCCTGCACATCCCTGATAGCCTGCTTGCTGGCGTATGGGTATTTGTTACGGTTGACCTCACCGGCGGCTATCAGCAACGCCTCGCGCCAGCGCGTGCGCAGTGCTTTCAACTGACGTTCCCACCATTCGGAGTTAACCAGCCGTGACAAGCTGGCAATCGCTGACGCGGCATCAAGCGCACCCTTGCGATATTTGCGCCAGTGCATCGGGGTAACATTAAACGCGCGGGCCATATTGCCAATTTGGCCATAAAAATCAGCCTGCACGCTGTCGCTGATTAACCCGGTGTTATCGCCGCCATTGGCATCTATAAACTCCTCGCAATAACGCTCATAGTTCTGCATCAGTTGCCCGGCAATGCGGTCAGCGAAACGCCGCAGCTCTTTATCATCCATACCCGGCAGGCGTGCATAGTTGTCAACCTCCGCCATAAAGCACGGTGACGCATTGAGATCCATGGCATTTTTAGCGTTAACGATTTCGATACGCGGCCAGATGCGGCGCTGAAACTGGAGCATTAGCCATTTATTGGCATCGTGTAGCCCTTTCTCCTTCAGCAGGTAAGCATGGCGCGACAGGAAAATCGCACCAAGGAAGTGCGGGAGGGAGTGGATATTGCGTAAAACAGCTTGCCCCTGAGCGTGTTGCTCACGGGTAAGCGGTTTCTCTTTGCCAATAGCTTTCTTGGGAGCATTCCATGGGTAAACACCGACGAAAGGCTCGCCGGTGTTGCCTGGGTAGGCTTGCGGCGGAGTGGGAGCAGTGCGCCCCCTTACCTCCCCCGATTGTCTACTTTGTTCATTTTTGAACTCAACCAACGGAGGAAACCCGACAGTCGTTTGCCATAAATACAGCCCTGGCGAATCCTCTCGGCGTTGCGCTGCGAATATTCTTTGTCCGAGGGGACTTTCCATCACAGAACTTCCACCCCGGATTAGCCTTAAATTCCGGCTCCTCACGGAGCGGTTCCGGCTTCACGAATCCCCCGCCACACCAGATATGTGTCTTTTTGTTGTAACGGTCACGTGCAGGGTAAATATCTGGATAAAGCGGGTGTGAGTCGTTTTCTGGAAGGTACCCAGCGTAGTCGCAGGGGTTGAAAGCAAAATCAGGCTTGCGATACATGCTCGACAAAACACCAACCGGATTCTCGAATGCCCAGGCAGCGCCAGTAACCAAGCCAACAATGCGCACCAAGTCGGCCAACTCTGCCGCCTCAATCTGGAATAATGGGTTTTCGGCTCTTTTGGACTCGAAATGTCGCGCACCGGCAACGGTCAGGTCGGTGCATTCAGGAAAACCAAAAACTACTGACACGCCATCACCGACCATTTCGGCAATGGCCTTTGCGTGCCCTAACTTATCCGCTGCACTGAACCACACCCCGACCTTCACATGGTGCCCATCACGCGTTATTCCGGCCTCATGTTGGCCGTCAAAGCACCAACACTCATAACCAGCTTCTAGCCACGGCTGTGCCATAAAACCAGTCAAGTCAAAAAGGAAAATAGCTTTTTTCATTTAGCCACCTCCGAACCAAATCCCGCTTGGCACAGCAGGCCAATGCGCTCAACCTCGGTGGCCAGCTCGGCAAGAGTGGTTGCGTCTGAATCGCGGATACCCTGATGGATCAGGCCCGAAACCAGTTGCGGGATAGTCGGGTAATAGCCAATCGCATCAAGCCACTCCTTCCCTACTTCTTTACCGGATTTAACGGTCTTTCTACGGTTAAGGATGAACTGGAATGTGTCACTAGTAATTACCCAGTCTTTATCGATTCTAATTTCCATGCTATTTCCTCAATCGTAATTTTGGGTTTCTGGTCTGCGTGCAAATTCCGAGTCACTCAAATCAGCCGCAATAAAATGGCCTACCAGCAACGCCAGTAGACCGAGTAAAGCGGAGAGCCCCGTCATGGTTTCCCCGCATAATTTTGCGCACGCGCCTCATGGTCGAACTTCTCGGACTCAACGCGGAGCAGTTCGATAATCTCAACGCTAGAAAGGTGGTTCACTGTCGCATAGGTTGCCATGCGGTCCAGGTGTGACGAGAAGCTGGTCGCCGCGTCGGCCTTGGCCTCGTTACGCGCGGCATTCAGCATCCACTCACGTGACTCATTGCTGGCCTTGTTTTGCATTGCTTGGCCAACGGTTTTATACATGTGCATATAAACCTCCAGATAATAGAATGCCCGACGCAATGAAGCGCCTTTAAAAAGAACAGGTATTAATTAATGTAAATACTTTTCTGGCTTAACAGCCGTTAATATTGTTGGAGCGTGCTCAAATAGGTTGAATAATTCACGTAGTGCCTTGAATAGCGCCTCTCGCCACGTGCATGATTCATCATCAATGCGCCAGTATGGTTGGCTGAATTCAGCCTCGGTCAATCCCGCGTGAAGAAATAACGTGCGGCGTTGGCCAATGGTCAAACGGCCAATATAACCAGACTTGCTAATACCGTGCTTGCGATACTTAGCAAACGCACTGCGTAATTCACCAATAGCGCAGACAATGCGCTCACAGTCGCCCTCACTCATTTCCTCCAGTTTCAGCACAGAGTGACGCTGTTTAAGCTGCGCATGAAAACAGATGGTCAGGCGCTCACGCTCCATCATATCGTTATAGAAATTGCAGGTGTCACGCCAGCGCGGCGCTGCAAGATGCTTACCGATAAGACCACGCAACCCAGCGGGCTGACTACGGACGGTTGCAACAGTCATAACTGTCATTTGAACCCCCTACGTAAAATGGAATTGACTGCAGGAAACCAGCGGCCAGCGCGACGGGTGCGGATGATAATGCCCTTGCGCCCTTTGCCGTGGGTGATAGTAGTATCAAGTGAGTGTGCCGCCTGATGGTTCCAGAGCAGCGGCGCAATAGAGATAGGCTGTAGCATAGTCATTACCTCGTTTAACGAACTGGTGAAGAAGGTTCACCGAGTCCAAGCCACTGCAACCAACCGTCGCGGATTTCTTTCGGGCGACTCTCGAAAGCCAATTTCATCCCCTCATTCCATGCAGGGAGGTAAACCCAGTATTCAGCGCGTGCCGTTGGCACCTCCGGGGTGCGCATTTCCACAACTGGCAGTTTGTTCTTATCAATCATGCCCTTTACCGCTTCAGGCGTTTTGCCGATGACCTTGGCAAATTCCTGATAGGGCAATGCGTCAGAAAGCCTTACTACTTGCTTTTCCATCTGGTAACCTCTCCGATTGTAGTAATCAGTTGCCTATAGGGGCTTATAGTCACCTATAGTGCTTTCGATACTACCAATGACAATTAATTACTACAATTTGCAAATAATCATGCAAAGGGAGTCCCATGTCAATAGACATAGCAGAGAAGTTAAAGCTGATTAGAGAGTCAGAAAGATTAAATAGAAAGGAATTCAGTGAGTTAACTGGAGTTCCTTATAGTTCACTATCCAGTTATGAGACGAGATCTAAAGGGATGGGACTAGATGCCGCGATGAAAATCCTGAGCCATCCACGGTTTGAAAAATATACTTTATGGTTTATGAGTGATCGAATTTCACCCGAATCCGGCCAAATAGCGCCGGCACTCGCACACTTTGGGCAAGACGCAACAACCTCGCAGCACTCAGACCAAAAGACTGGCTAAACATTCACTTAAATTATCTATTCAATAATTTTCGTGTAAAAGCCAGTTACATTCATGAAAGTAAAATCTTCCTCGGAGGGCTTCGCGATGGCGATTAAGAAGCTCGAAGATGGTCGATATGAAGTGGACATAAGGCCGAACGGGCGCAACGGAAAGCGTATCCGTCGGAGATTTGACAAGAAGCACGAAGCACAAGCTTTTGAGAAGTACACGCTTGTGAACTATCACGACAAGGGGTGGCTAGCAAAACCAACAGATAAGCGGTCTTTATCTGAGCTAATTGAGCTTTGGTGGGTGTATCACGGTAAGACCATAGATCATGGCCAGTCTTATCGTTACAAACTCAACAAGATCAACCGGAGTATGGACTACCCTGCGGCGTTCCAAATAGATAAAAGGCGTCTTGCTAACTATCGGGTATTGAGACTGAGCGAGGGTGACCAGGCTTCTACGCTTAACCGTAATCTTGTTGTTCTATCGGGGATGTTCACCTTCCTGATTGAGGCAGGCTTGTACCACGGCGTTCACCCATTGCGCGGGATAAACAAACTCAAGGAAGCCCCGACGTCTATGGGATTTCTTTTACAACCCGAGATCGAACACCTGCTTGCAAGCGCGGAAGGTGATAACTACAAAATTGCAGTCTTGTGTTTAAGCACCGGCGCACGATGGGGAGAGGCTAGCCAATTACGTGTTGAAAACGTCATCGGCGGCAAAGTGACTTTTGTACATACCAAAACCGGTAAAAGGCGTTCTGTGCCAGTTTCTGAGGATGTTAGAGAGGCCCTGTTCACTCGAGAAACAGGCAAGCTATTCCCAGATGCAAGTTATGACGCTTTCCGCACGCTGATTAGGACGATAAAGCCAGATTTACCGAAAGGACAAGCGACGCATGTTTTGCGTCACACGTTCGCAACGCACTTCATGATGAACGGAGGGAATATTGTGACTCTGCAACGCATTTTGGGCCATGCCAAAATCACTCAGACAATGACATATGCACACTTTTCGCCGGACTTCCTGAACGATGCTATTTCGTTCAACCCATTGCAGGGCAAAGTCGCCGTTTAG